TCCACCTTCGCGCCGGCGTTGTACCGCTTGAAGGTCTCCTTGTTCTGGGTAACAAGCTCGTCGCGGTGTTGAATGACGAGCACCGGTGCCTCTTTCACAAACGGCGCAAGGATTGCGCTGCCCATGACCGTCTTACCTGCGCCTGTTGGCGCAATGCCTAAAGTGTTGCCGCACTTTCCGAGTGCGTCGATACAGGCGTCAACGAACTGCGCCTGCCTTGGTCGTAAAATCATATGTGCCTTTGTTTCACTGACGCAAAAATGAAAAAGCGTCGTTGCAGGATCTCCCTGCACACCATGCGGCTAGATTTGCCGCTGGTTTTAACCCAAAAAAGGGGGGCGAGACAACCATTATTGCCCCGCCCCCACAACCCCAAACAAACTGTGCTACTTCAACCAAGCAGGTTTCTTGCCAGCCGTCGCCGCAGGTGCGGCGGTCTTCGCTGCTGGCACCGGCGCTTTCGCCTCAGGCGCACTCTCATGCGCTTGGCTCCAGAGCTTGTGCCCGTTGCTACTCGGGTTGGGTGAACCCCAGTCGCTGATGGAGTTACGGTCTGCGCGTCCGTCTTTGCCCTTGTCGATGCCGACTTTGATGACGACCTCAGCGCCGTTGAGTGCCTCGATGATTTGGTTGAAATCACCGTTGTTGAACTGCTCGTACGAGGCAGGGTCTGCGTAGTTGAAGACGCCACGGCTCTCAAGAATGCGAGTAATCGCCCCGATGCCCATCTGGCGCCACACCTCGCTGTTGTTCTCATCGAAGGGATTGCAAACCATCCCAAACACGCGCCGGTTGTTGTACTGACCCCCTTGGATGGCGAGCTCGATGGAGAGATAGTCCCCACCGGTTGACTGACTGCTTTTGCGCTCCTTCACCACAAGGACGGCCTTGGCGACCGTGCCTTTGGGAATGAGTTCCATCTCTGTTGACCCGACGTTTGTTGATTGTGCGTTGAACATACTGCTTTTCGATTTTTGTTTTTAGTGTTTTGCGGTGTCGATGCGTTTACCTGCGCGAATCTTGGCGAGCACCTTCCCAAGGTCAGCGGGTTCCTGAAGCTCCAGCGTACCGGAGCGGTCTTTTGCGGGGTAACCCCACGGGTTTTGTTGGTGGCATACAAAAGCGCGATACTGCGACTTGTCCTCTGCCTCAAAGTTCTGAAGCGTCAGAACTAGGTCGAAGATACCAGGCAACTCGCGACCCGTCTTTGAGCCCTCGATTTGCACGTCCCAGTACTTCCTCTTCAACTCGTCCTCCTGCTGCTCCAGAATGCCCACCAGCACCACGTTCTTGTGGCAGTGCTGTAGTTGGGTCACCCATCGAATCATCTCGCGTCCAAGAAGCCCGTAGGCTCCACGGGTGTCAGGCTTGCCGGTCTTGTCGGAGAACGCTTCCGGTTGCTGCTGGCACCACGCAAAGCACATACGGCTTGCGACGGTGATACTGTCCACAAACAGCGTCTCGTACTGCTCATGCCCCGAGTCCGGCCCGAATGCCTTCACAACGGACTCGTACGCTGACTTGGAATATGAGCCGTTGGCGTCCGCTGGATCGGGCCCACCGAGCCACAAAGCAATGGCCTTGGCCAGCTCCCACGGGTGAGCCCCCATCTCGTTGGACGTTGCTCGGATGTCGAGGCAGTCGCCCTTCCAGTCTTTACCCAGCGCCAGCGTACCGGCCTCAAGGTCAACGAATAGAGTGCTCTTCGCGTCCAGCGTCCGAGCTTGGTAGGTTTTACCAACGCCGGCAGGGCCGAACACAACCGCTTTCACGCAGTCCGAGGTGCGCTTGAGGCGCTCGTCTGCTTTTATGATTTTGAGCATTACTTGAAGGAGATACGGGGTTCGCTGAACTTGGTCGTGCGTGCGTCCATCACGCGGCGCAGAACGTCCTCGTTGCCGATGCGCTCAATGGTCTTTGCGGCTACCGAGAGCTTGGCGTTGATGAGCTCCCGCGCATCTGCCAGAGGCAATGACTCGTACAAGGACTGCAACTTCCCCTGATCCCAGAGGTACGTCGCCTTGACCTCGTACTTGAGTTTCACGCCGTCAATCTCAGTGGATAGCTCCCCATACCCTCGTCCACTTTCCTTCAGCAGGTTCTGGAGGTTCGCTCCATGCTCTTGCATGATGGCTTCCTCCAGCGTCTTTATCTCATCTTCAAGGACGGAGATTTTGGTTAGCCGTTTGGCTATCTCGTCCCTCATTTTTTTTAGGTTCATTTTCTAGTTCTCTTTTCAGTTTATGGCACACGTCTTCGAGTCGGAGCGACCAGCCTTCGTTGTGCGCCAACGCAACAAGCGCGGCGAACTTATCCAGCGGGATTTTCCGTCTGCGAACCCATGTTGATATTGTTCGCGGTTGCACAAGTACACCCGCTAACACCAACTTCTTCCAGAGCAGGTTCTTTCCCCCGAACCGGAAGACCATGTGCCTCGCATCGATTTGGTAGCTCATGGCGGGGATGAAGATGTACGCATTTTTTGCGTATCGCAACATCTTTTTTTATTTCGTCGCAAGGCGCTTTCTCGCAACGTATTGGCCCATGGAACCAGTCTCTTTCGACACTCTCGTTCAGCGTTTCACCGGTGTACACGGCATTCAGGCCGGCCTTCTTGTCCTTGCGCCCAAGGTGCATTCCGACTCGGGGCCGATTGCAACCATGGGCAGCGCAATGCCACCGGACACCATTATCCCCAAGGGCGCAGGGATTTACGACGAGAACGGTATGCTCCCGAAGATTGAAGGCAAGGGGCTGGAGTTTATCGCTTACGCTTAGGCTCAAGAGCCTTCTCGAAGAGGGCTGCTTCAGCGTCTCTGCGGCGTTGTAAGCCTTTGGTGTTAGGCCACAACCGCTTCATTGAGCGGATGAGTTCCGGTACGTCGTAGAACCGGCGGTCACGCATGGCGTTCTGGATGCCCAGCATCTCCGAGCGTCTTTCGCCAGAGAGAGCCGTTCCACGGTTGAACACCAAGGAGATAAGTGCATCTCGCGCCTCATCAGGCAGGTCTTCTGCCTGTGGATATATGCGTAGCATCCGCAGGTAAAATGTTGGCAGTGTGTTCTTTTGGAAAACCTCAACGGCCTTTTGCCAAAGGATGACAATCGATCGCATTGCTGGCGAGGCGTGCAGAAGTTCGCGAGCTGCGTTGGCCTTAACTCCGAGGGCGGCGGTGAGCGCAACGTAATCGGACTCAGGGAGAAGTTCCTCCCACGCTTCCTCGAACTGCTGCGGTGTGGTGTAGCCCAAGTCGTAGCCAATCCCAATCGTAACTCCGCTTTGCTCCCCAGGCCAAGTAGGACTCTGAAGGAACTTGCGGTAGTACTCCTCACCGCCGCCCACCTCGAAATCAATGATGAGCTTTAGACCGTCGTCAGAGAGAATCATTTGTGTTCTTGGAAGAACCGCTCCGATATTTCGCTCACCTTCTTCCACAGCTCCTTCCGGTCATCCTCGCACTCGCGAATCTTCTGTGAGAGATACCAGATAGCAACCGCCAGCGCACACGCCAGCGGCCCTTGAGCAACGAGTTGGTTTACCATGGGTTCAAGTGAGATGTCGGCAATCACGGTTTCTCCTTACGAAAGATGTTGATGGCGCTGTAGACGCTTACGCCAGCGGTTAGAATCGCATCGGATTGGTCTGGGGCCAGTTTTAGCCCAAAGAGCGTTGCCAATGAAACCAGCCCACGCCATGTGGAGGGCTCGAACAACCGGTTCAGTATGTACTTCATAATCAGATATTCAGAGCTGTTTTCAAACCGTCCACGTCTTGGGCTGCGTCGATAGCAACCTGCACTTGAGCGTACTTCTCTCGAATCAAAACGCGAGCCGCTTCAGCGGTCTCTGCTTCATTTGGGATTTGTTTGACGATTGCATCGTCGTATGGGGCGAACTCCGCATCGCGTAACTGGCGTCGGATGGAGTGACTGATTTCTTTGGCTTTATCCAAGTTGACTTCGATTGTCTTACCGTTGGCTACCCATGCATTACGGAACGTGCGATCAGTGGGTATGACGTTATCTTCAACGATTTCGTAGGCAACACTTTGGGGGACATCTTTTGCGGCGACTTCTTCAATACTTAACTCGCCCGTTGGCATGATGACGCTGACGCCGCCTTCACTGTTGGTGTAGATGATTTTCATGGGATTTCAGCGGAAGATGGCAACGGAAATGATGGGTCTGTCAAATGGCCCACCAGCCCTTGCATCATAAACTCTTACTGATCCAGCTGTAACTCCAGTATCCAATGGAGATAAATGCGACCCGCTTTGAATGTTGTTGCCTGAGGTTGTCCCGCTAATACTGTAATTCGCATCCACCATCGCCGTCGTAAAGTTCACCGTATAGTCACCTGTGCTGTTATCTGTAACGCTTGACACATTAAAACTTCCTCGGATGAAATTGTTTCTGGTGACATTCCCACTTGTTGAACCAGAAATAGAATCAGTGACAGTAAAGTTGTTAGCGTCTAAGACGGTAACCGTATAACTTCCAGATGTAGCACCGCCCGTTGTAAAGGACAGGCTTGCAACTTGTCCAGTAGTCATTCCATGAGCGGTCATCGCGACCGTAATCAACGTCCCAACGCGAGTGTATGTTCCATTTAATGGCACTCCACTAAAGTTTACCCACGCTTTAACAGGACTTCCGGTTGCTGCCGTCGTATCGACGTACCCTTTTGTTGCCGCTCCAAGAGTCGCTACTGGAGCCCCAGAAAGCACAAGCAGCCCTGTCATGGTGTCACCGGTCTTCGCTACGCCTGCTGTAGTCTGCGTAGAGGTATCCGAGAAGCCAATGCCAGCCGCCGCCATATTGAGCTTGCCGGTCATGGTGTCGCCGGCCTTGTTGACTTTTAGAGCGTCCGCTGTGTCAACGTAGCCTTTGGTTGCCGCTTCCAAGGCTGCGCTCGGAGCACCCGGAAGCACAATAGCGCCTGTCATCGTCCCACCGGTCAAACTCAACTTGGTAGCAAGGCTGGCGTTCACGCTGGCTTGAAACGCCGCGAAGTCTGCTTGCGACACATCACCAGCGGTGCTCATGGCCGAGTAAACGAGCTCGCCCTTGTTGTCGTTCACAACCATCGAGAAGTTCGTCGCGGAGGTGTACACGCGAGCTGGTGTGCCAGAACGCGAGAAGAAGCCATTCAGCGTCCGCAAAGGCTGCGCTGCCGGCTGGGTGAGCGCATCGTCCCAGTACACCGAGATGGGATTTGTGATTGGATTCAAGTTCGCCGTGCCGATGTAGACGTAACCGTTGTTGAGCGGCGAGCCGTCTGTGTCGGCGAAGGTCGTGAATGGAGAAACGATGTAGGCCATGGTGTGTTACTCTTGAGGTGGTTCTTCGCTGGGCTTGAGGATGTCTTTGTTGGAGCCCATGTAGTTTGCGATACTGGTCAATACCGCTCGCTCTGAACTGCTGTTGCTCTTGACCCTTCCAAGTTGGGCGAGAAGGTTCCTACCTGCCTTGGACTCGTACAAGCGCACAAGACCGGTGTTTAGTGCTGCGGCAAGGCCAGCTCCGACAAGTCCGAGTTGACTCTGAAGACCAGAGAACGCAACAAAAGGAACAGCCTGTGCGCCAGTTGGTGGATTTGCTGCAAACTCTCCAGCCCTACGAGTGTAGTTCAAAGCCTTCTGAAGTCCCTGCACACTGTCTAGGTCAGAACCTGTGAAGAACACGTTCACTTGGTTTTCAAGTTTCCCAAGTTGAGTTGCAAACCGGTTGGGCACAATCACGCCAGACGGGTCAGTGGCATTCTCTAATGCACGGGTGATAATTGCCGCTCTTCCAACTTCACGCCCTTCTGTTGACAGGTTTCTATAGAGTCTTTCGATGCTGCTCTTCTTGTCCGTAAAAAGCACGTTGTTAACGATTTCAGGCGTCAACTCGCCTTTCTTGAGAAGCGAGTTAAACGAGGACGCCTTAAGGTCATCTGCAAGGTCAGAAAGAGCACGGTTTGAAACACTCCACTTGGTGAAATCAGTTGGTTTTCCAAACTGTTTGATGTGGTTGCCAAGGTCTTGATTCAACGCTGTATAAACCTCGTTGTAGGCTTTTGAAGCCATGTCCTTTGGCGTTCCGATAGTTGGGTCTGTCAAACTCTTAAAAAGAACCTTTCGTCTTTGTTCAACCTCTTCAGGTGTCTTGCCGACAATTTCAGAGGAGAAGTTGATGAGATCGTCAATCGCTTGCTTGTTTGCTGTTGGGCTAATGTTCTCAAGTTCAAGCGCCAAGTCCTCGGCTTTTTTGGCCGTTGCAGACATATCTACAAGCTGACCTGTCATAGAAAGCCTTCCGAGAACATCCTGCTTATTCCCTGACAGTTTTTTAACAATCTTCTCACGCTGAGAAATCGCCTGATTTGCCAATTCCTCCGTGAGCGTAGGGCTTCCAACACCAGCGTATTCAGACACAAAATCTTGGATTGCCTCTGACCGCTGCTTCTCTTGCTTGCGTAGAAGCGAGCCGGTTCCAAACGGTGTAATCTCTCTGGTCTTTGCCAGTGCATTGCCAAGTGGCGTCTCTGGCTTGAACTCTTGGGAGGTAATCGTCTCGATGCCGCGTTTCTCGGCCTGTACCGCGCCTTCTGGAAGAGCAGCAGCTTTGCTGATTCTAGCCCCTGCGCCAATACCAGCACCCATGCCGCCACCAAGACCGGCCAGAAGCTGCGCTGTAGGGCCGTAGCCGGCCTCTTTAGCCGCCTGCATACCAACTTCTGCTCCAACGCTAGAAGCTATCTGTTCAGCAGGCTTCTCCGAAAAGAACCGTCCTGCTGCCTGCATCGCCGGTCTGGCTGATGCCATGAGTGCCTTGCCAAGGCCGACCTGACCGAGACCTTCACCAACACCGCGTCCTACTGCTCCTGCAAGGCGTTCTGCTTGCGTGTCAGGGTTAGGCACTCCGAGTTGAGTGAGATAGTGGTTTAGCGCATCAGACGGTTTTGTGTAGTGCGTACCGAAAAGCGAGTTGATGCCAGAAACAACCGGATCGGCCAGAGTCATGCCAGCAGCCCCGATAAGGGCACCAGGAACGGCGCCAATGCCACCGGTGGGTGCTCCACCCATGATTGCGCCTCCAACAGCCCCAAGAGCCGCAGGGCTGAGTCCACGCAACGCTCCACCCGCCAACCCTCCCGCCGTCGTCTCCGGTTGCCCAATCATCGCCTCTTCGCTGGCAGCAGACGGCAGCGGTGCCTCGGCTGGTGCGGCCTCTGGAGGAGCCGGTGGGCCTTGCATTTCTGGGCCTTGCTCCTGAGGTTTTAATCCAAACTTTCCAATGATTTCATCTACTGCAAATGGAATGGCCTCAGGCGAGTCAGCCTTAACCTCAAACATCTTGTCGCCGATCTTTACGTCGTAAACTGGCATGACTTTACTTCTGTTTGAATTCAAATGTCACTCCGCCGCGACTGCCTTGAGTCCAGCCTGCGCCAGCACCAGTTGGCACCGGCGGTGGTACGGACTTGTTCTTGAGTTGTTCTTGGCGCGTCTGTGGCGCTTTGCTTCCAAGTACAGACTCAACTGGCGCATTTGGAAGCGAGAAGATGTTTTGAATATCTAGGCCACGCCTTTCAGCAATAGCTTTGTTACTTTCTAGATATTTATTGTATTCTTTTTCAGATTGCTGCATCCGCCTTTCTGACATCCGAATCAAGTCGTCCCTGTCTTTCTCGGAAAGCTTTCCTCCTTCGTTTACTTTAGCAACAAGCGATCTGAATGCGGCTGGAATCGTCCCACCGGTAACCATTCCTGCTTCAGTCACGCTGACCGTTGACGTTGGGTCATTGATTTTGACAGCCGCAACAATTGCTGACGCATCACCAGGGATGCTCTTAAGTTCCTTTGCCAACTGAACCGCTGTGACGAGGTCTCTTCTTGCAATATAATTTCTAACAAAAGGTTCAGCCTCAAAGTTTTCTTTCATCTGAATTTCTAGCGAAGCTTTCTTCTCTGGGTCAAGCGCGCCAGATTTCTTGAAGTCTGCTTCTAAATCCTTAAGTCGAGCCTCTGCTTTCTTCAACGATGTCTCGGACTCGGTTTTGGCAACCTGCTCAGGAGCGCGTTCCTTGAGGAAGCCCAAAAAAGAATCTGCTTTCTTTTGGTCTACTTTCAAAAGATTGCTGTAAGCAACATTTGCCCAGATTGCAGGAGGCGCTTCTTCTGGCAGTCTGTCTAAAGCTGTCTGAAGCTCTTTAGACATCCGTTGAGCAACCGGATTCGGGTCTTTTGCAAATGCAGAAATCTGGTCGTTTATCAACTTAAACGCTCCGATGTTGTCCCCTGACATCCCAAACATCGCAGCGTCCTGCATGGTGTTCACAAGCCCATCACGGTACTTGTTTGGCATGGCTTTCAGGATGTTGTCATACCTTTCAGCCTCCTTTGAAGGCAGAAGCGCACTCAACTGCCCAATCTTTTGTACGGATTTTGGGTCTGGATCGTTTGGATCCATCTTGCTGGCAATCTGACCAAGACGGATTTGAGCTGCCGCAGTAGCAGCATCTAACTCTGCCTTGTTCAACTTCCCAATCACCGGCAAGAGCGCTTCTGTGCCAGCTTCTTCAGAGCTTACAAAGCTGTTGAACGCCTTTCCAACTTCTTGTTGCCTTGCCCTCTCAGCCTGAAGCGCCTGCAACTGCTGCTGGAATCCAAACTCTGCACGCCTTGCCGCCGCCGCGCTCTGTGCCATCTGCTGTTGTTGGCCTTGGATACCGAGTTGAGCGGCTTGAATCTGGAGCGGGGCCATCATCGCCGCTTGTTCCTGCTGGGCGCGAGACGCCTTAATCCCCTCAATAGCTGAGAGCCCTTGAATCAGATTACCTCCGAACAGACCTGGATTTGGAGGCTGAATTGGAATGTTGTAGTTGAAATCAGCCATAATTTTACACGTTGGTGGACATAAATCCAGACTGCGCCCCCTGTCCCATTGTCCAGTCGCCAGAACCGGCAAAGGATTCATAGCCGCCTCCGCCGCTGTCAAAGCCTCCACTTAACTGATTCAGTAGAGCGAAGTTTTGTAATCCGCTTCCAATTGCATTCGCCATACCAGTATATCCAGCAGCCCGAGCCGCTGCTGCTCCTTGAATCCCAGCGGCCTGCGCTGCTCCTTGTGACGAGAGAAGACCAGCAATTGCATTTCCAGACTGGATGCCGCCAGCAGCTTGTCCTGCCGCAGACGCTTGACCCAAGTTAAGCATATTCTGCGCTGCTGCCTGTCCTACATTGGAGAGACCACCAAGACGTGCGTACTGCTGATCGATAAGCTGATTAAGAAGCTGCGGACGGTACCGTGCGAGTGCGCTTTGAGTGCCATCAGAACCGCGCCGCCCGGTGGCTGACGCCGCTGCAAGAATCGCTTCCTCGCCCTGCTTGGCGAGTTCTTGGTAAAGCGGCCCCTGCTCAATCTGCTGGATAGCTTGACGTTGCTGTTCGATGCCAAGCTGTTCGTACTGCTTGTCCTCAAGAATCGGTTTAAATAGAGCCTGTTGCTGCGCGTATCCTTGGGCCTCAATGTTTCTGGCAGCAGCATTAGTCGATAAATCAAACTCAGCTAAAGCATCTTCTCCTTTGATTTTTTCTCTTTGTTTTTCTCTAGTTCTATAAAGCTCATCAATTTTCTCTTTTGTGATGTCAGCGAGTTGATTGTACTGCGGCGATTGTTGAATAGCGTAAAGGGCTCTTTGGCGCTCCTGCTCACCACCAAGACCGGCTAGACGTTGCATTTGCTGAATCGCTCCAGGGCCAGCGCCGATATATGGTTGTGTAAGCCCAGGCTGACCAGCATTGATGTATGGCGAGAGAATCTCCCGCATTGCATCAAACTGTCTGCGTTGCTCATAAATAGCAGCGTCTTGACCTCGCAACTGAGCTGCCGCTGCTCTTTCTGAAGCAGCCTTTGCTGCGCTAGAAGCTTTCTTTTGTCCGTAAATACTTGCGCCAACACCACCAGCCGCAACCCCAGCGGCAATCGCTGCTGCCGTGCCTGCGCCTGCTAAAGCCGCTCCTCCTCCTACTGCAATTGCTGTTCCTACTGCTACAAATGCCATTTTTTAATCCTCCTAAGTGGTTAAACTTTCAAGTAGAGCTTTTGCTTCTTCAAACTTGATGAAAGAGTTGCTTTTACGCACCAATGTTGACTCCAAAACCTCAACGCTGGTCTCGTCTGTTGGATGAATGGTAGCGAACTTCATCTCTTCCAAAATGAAGAGCACTTTCCTGACATTGGGTTTTGAGATGAAATAACACGGCGCAACAAGGTCTTCGATAACGCCGTCAATCATCACTCGGGCTTTGCCGGTAAGAACCACATTGAAATGCTCAGTAAGATGTTCGTGCCCAATGATAAAACTGCCAGCAGGCATTGTTATCTCGCGCATATAGACCCCAGGCGCAAAGTTGTGTTTTAACGGACACTCAACCTGTGGAAGATTGAGAAGTTCCTTCTCAAGGCTCTCAATCTGATCGTTTACCGGTACTGAAAGTTCTTCACTCATTACGTCACTTCCCTCCCCGAAGCAGTAATGGTGATTGAAACGGCTGCGCTTGCTAGGGTCGATATGCGTCCGCCTACTTCAAGAACCTGTCCGACGAGTTCCGGGCAAGTGTAGGTCTCGTTTGGAAAAATCGTTCTGGCGTCGAGAATCAAGTTTGCGTCACCTACGGAAGCTGACAAAGGAACCAAGTTGACCGACAACGTCACATTGCTGGCAGAAGTGTTCGTAGCGGTAAACTTGTCGATGATGCACTTGGCATTAGACGCCGTGTACTGAGTCGTCTGCGAAGCCTCAGCCTGCTTGGGCGGGATGATGTTTTTGACGTTAACGGCCATACAGCGGGACAGTTGTTACGGTGAGAATAACGGACGGAATACCAGGCACCGGTGGGGCTGCGGTAAAAGCCTTGATTTCGAGGTCTGTCACGTCCGATGACCAAACAAACTCAAGGTAATCTCCCGCGTTCATTCTATACACGAAGTTCCATGCCGCAACACTTTCCGCGTTGTTGCCTTGAAGACGAACCTGCGTTGCAGAATTGGTTTGGTTAATGCCATTGATAGCCGCCCACAGGTAGAACAAACCGACGCCTCCTGCGGTCTTGTCCAACTGCATTGAGAACTGGAAGTTGTATATGCCCTCAGAATCGACGTAAATGCGGCTTGCAGGCGTTCCAATGCGTACACCGAAGCTCAGGTCTGTTGAGTTGAATGTGACGGCCTTTGGCGTGTTTATGACCGTGGACGTTTGCGTTGTCGTATCATAAAAGGTGCCATAGCGAAGCTGGCGCAGTGGTTCTGGCGCGGGAGCTGTGGCATATAGCTCAACAAGCTTTGAGAGGCGTTCGATGGAGTCCAGCGCCTGCTGTGCATTTGCTTGAGCGCCGGCGGACTCGAACTCGTTCGCTTCGGTGGCTGTAGGGACGCTGGCAAAGAGTTCCTCGAAAGCTCGGATTGCCCGTTGATCAGGCAAGAACTTTGCTAGGTCGTTTCGGTTGAGATTGATGCGGTTCGCCATTACCAGACAAGTGGTTCGAGCCTTGCGTCAAGTCGTGCGATGGACATATGCGCGTCACTCGTCCCACGGAACCGGTACGTCCGCCAATCTCCCATACGACCGTTACGCATCCACGTCAGGCGCTTGTAGTAGTCGCCAATCTTACCGGCCTTTATGCCGCGTTCGACCGAGTAAGTCAGACCGTCTGCTGAGTAGCTTGCGAAGATGGTTGGGTCAACGCCAAGCGCCACCCGCCCGGTAAGTGCCACAAGTTCCATCTCATGGAAAATGGCACCTTTACCTTCGTTGTAGAAAATCTGTGTTTCAAACTGCCAGCCGGTCAGGTTTCCCCACACCGACGAGATTGTGTCTACCGTGTAGCCGAGGTTCGTTGTTGTGGTGTCAGCACACACCCACTTGTCGTAGACGTACACAAAGTTACGTGCGCGGTAGCCGTTGTTGCCAACAATACCGTCTGCGAGCACAAACCAAACGGCCTGTTGGGCGATTTGCGAGGCTGTGCCGTCGTACACAAGCGTGCGGTCAGGAAGGTGAATGTACAGGTGGTTCAGTCCATCGTGAAGACGCGTTTCACAGACAATCTGAGCCAGAGTAGTTTCAGGGTAACTTGCCAGAATCTGGTCAATTTCACGGGTTGAGACCTTGACCGTGTTTGCCCCAGTCGCGAGCCATACCGAGACCTGCTCGTTTCTCCCGCCTCCGACGAATGCCATAGCATCCAGATAGACGCATGAGGTGTACGTTCCCACGCCCCCTCGCTGTATCTGGGCTCCCTCAACGCGCACGAACGGGAAGTCCCCTGCAAGCCCCGCGTTGTTGAAGAGCTCGATGGTGTGTCGGTTAACCGCATAGACCTCGTTCCTGAACTTCTGAATGGAGATAACGCTGTCTGGGTCGGCCTCGCTGGTCGCTTTGTACGAGATGACCGTTGGGTCGCTGATGCTGGTAATAGCCAGCAGGTAGCCGTCGGTGACGAAGAAGTACCCGTCCACCCAGCAAAAGTCGATGAGCGGCCCAAGCTCAGGATCGTCTGCAAGCTGGGTCAGAACCGTGCCGTTCCAGTAGTACAACGTACCGTTTGACAGCACTGCAAGCAGGTCGGTTGAGTAGTCGAAGGTGACTTGCCCTGACCCACCAATATCAGCCAACACCGTGACGCCGCCGAGAACATCCACGCTGACGAGCTTGGTGCCCATGGCGCGGTACAGCGTGCCTTTCCACTCAATGCCGCCTCGGTCGAGTCCTGGGCCTGTGCCGAACTGCACAATGCCATCAGCCGGCCTCAGGTAACCGTTGCTGATGCCGTTTTGCTGGATGACCGGTACGAGGTTGCGCGGGTAGCTGCGACGGAAGTCGCTTGCTCCATTTGTGTAGATTCCGCTGAGTACCGGTACTTCCATTTACTTCTTCTTGGCGGTCTTTGCTGATGCCTTGAACGCGGCTGCGGTCGGCGCTCCCTTGGAACCCGGCTTACGCATCCGCTCTTTGCTGCCAGCTTCAATGCGTTCGCGTTTGGCGTGGATATTTGCGTAGAGTCCCTTTTTCATTTGCAGTTCCAGCGTTTGAGTGAAGCAGCTTTGCGCGTAGGCCGGCCTTTCTCGTCCTTCATAGGCCCAGGCATCCCGCTCATCCTCGCGCAGAACGAAGCCTTGCGCCCCGCATCTGCCTTGGTCTTAGGGTTGGGTGCTGGAGGCTTGAGCTTGGAGCCAGTAGCTGCGTTGTACTTTGCGCGGCCCTTGGCTGTTAAGCCAGCCCCCTTGGATACAGGGAGCTTTTCACCGCGACCGACCGAGAGTGAGGTTGATTTAGGCATCTTGCGGAGGAGGAGAGTAACTGCCGTCTTCGTTGCGGATAAAGCCTGCGCCTGCCTCGTAATCGAATCGGAACTCATACAACGTGGTTCCTTCTGGAGGCGTGTATGGTGTCACGCCATCCCACAGTATTGTCATTTCAACGATTGATGTTTCGTTGTTAACGATTGCCCATTGATTAGCCATATTAGAAATATGTTACAACTTCAACTGCTGCACCTCCACCGCCTCCCCCTGCCCCGCCAGTAAATGCGTATGCAAGCGTTTGACCAGATACTGTTTGCAGCGCGTTTTGGTCTAGTGTTATTTGATTATTTGCGCTATCTACAGACACTATTCTAGCATATGACATTGCAGACCTGCTGCCTGATGCAGTAGGGAATATGATTTCATCTTTGGGGCTTGTGTAATAGAACGGCTTACTTGTTACAGTTGCGGTAGCAACAGAACTTAGCGTTATTGATGTCGAGCCTGATGATGCTGTAAAAGCGTTTTGTATCCTACTGCTAACTCCTTCACCCAAAACCGAAACTGAATTAAATAATGCATTTGGCATTGGATTTGTTAATGTGGCCGTCGTTGACCCAGCAGTTGTAGACCAAGTGTTTTCCGCAGAAACAATAGACACCATCATCCCGACATAAAGCGGGGTTGTATCGGAGACGGTAACAATGTTTGACCCCAATGTTGTGCTTGCTCCCGCAACGAAACCAATGCAGTTCATTGCATAAAGTGTTAGACCAGATGCTGTTGCCGATGCGGTTGTTGACAGCGTGAATGCCGTTGCCGAAGACACCCCGTCAACGTGCCTGTATCCGACATCCGTTGTGGCTGGGGTGATTCCATTACTCGCCCAAAGAGCTTGCCCCCATGTCATTCCAAGCGTTGACGTTACTGTAGCCGAGGTTGAATTGTTAGTTGTAGCAAACCCGCTAATTGTTCCGACTCCAGCCACAACCAGCTTTCCTGCGGTTTCGCTTCCAGTTGCCGCTACGCTAATGGTGAACTGCGTTTCGCTAACAAGCGATGCAACCGTTGTGCCTGCTGGAATGTTTGCGTTGTTGAAGATTGTTAGGCCCACAAGAACGCCTCTTGTAGACGTGCAGTCAACTGTTGTGCTACCAGATGTGAGATTGACTCCAGTGATTAGAATTGGAGTACTTGCTTGCGCGGAGCCACCTCCGCCGCCTCCCCCTCCATATCCGCAAGTTGCCAGTGCTGTTTGACCGCTTGTTGTCGCATTTGCGTTTGCCGAAACTACAAATGTGGTTGAATTTGTAATTGATGCAACGTATAGAAGCCTGTTTGTTGGATTTGCAAATCCAGATGAGGGAATGATTGCCATTCCTACATTTAGTCCGGTAGTTGAAGCGCAAGTTACCGTTGACGATCCGCTTGTTGTTGCAACGCTTGTTAGATTCACTGGAGGAAACCAGCCTCCTCCATCCCCTGCGCTTCCTCCTAAGCAAAGAGTATTTGCAACAGACATTCCACAAGCTCCACCAGATGATTGGTTGTCTCCAAAACTTCCAGTTCCTTGCATTGGCGAAGTAGGAAGTGGCGATGTGAAGTTTGTTGTTGTGGATGGTTGTGTCGTAAGAGGCGGCGTGGAAAGCGACCCAAATCCAAAAACAGAATTTACAGTTCCAGCTCCAGCCCCAGTATTTAATCCTCCAATTCCCCCTGATGAGCCTCTTCCCGAAGCTGTTGGCAAACCGCCTGGCGTTGCTCCTGCATTTGAATCAAACCCCACACTTGCTCCTCCTGTTGTTGCTGAATTAAAAAATGCAATATTACCTAGATTAGCACCTGTAGAATTTCTAATAAACGCGCCAAAAAGTGCTGTAGATGCGGCTGTTCCTTGAGTCACACCCCAAAAATTGCAAAGATACCCTGGATAATATTTTGGAGCAACAGTTGAAATTGTTACAGATACTGTGCTTGGAAGTTCGCTTGCAGCAAATTGCGACTTCATTACTTGTCCAGATGCACCTCCTGATCCGCCTTGCGCTAAAGCTGAAGTAGGCGTAACAACACGCCTTATTCCAGGCCCGCCTGAGCCGCCGCCGCCAATAAGCGTGACTTGAATGTACTTCGCCCCTGCTGGCTTCGTCCACGTCCCGCTGGAGGTGAAAACCTGCCTGTCAACGGGAGTACCGCCACCTCCACCTCCTGCCGTAATCCATGAAGTGTTCGCACCGTCCGTCGATAGCACCTTGCCGCTGTTACTGGCTTGCGAGGGAAGCAAGGCGTTGAGTGCTGCATTTGCCGTGGTCTGCCCTGTGCCGCCATTTGCTACGCCCAACGTCCCTGCGAGCGTCACCGCTCCGGTCGTGCCTGTTGCTGGCGTAAGCCCAGTGGTTCCTGCGGAGAATGAGGATACACCTGCAACCCCACCGCCGCTTGCCGTTGTCTGAATAGTGCCATCACCGAACTTGATGCCGCTCGTGTCCACGGACAAGGCAACCGCTGCGTCTGGCGTAACACCAACGCCAACACGTCCGCTTGCACTGATTGTAAACGGAGTGGTGTCTGGGTTTGAGTCTTCAACAAGCAACGAAGGGCCAGCACCAAGATTCGTAATCCGCACTGCCGCCGCCGTGGAGGACGTGTTTGGCAAATCTACCGTCAAGGCTCCGTTGGGGTTTCCAGCGTTCTGTGTAATTGCCAGTGCAACGGGAGTGGTGGTTCCCGTAGGTGTTACAGCTTGATTTGTGGTGAAGTTGTTTGGCTCCGCTGTAGCGGCGACCGTGTTTACGGTTGCGCTTGAGCCTTTGTACCTGATCAGGTTATTGCGAATCCAAACATCCCCATTAGCAGAAGTAGTTGGATCAGTATTTGCAGACCCAAGATTCAATGGAGCTGATGCTGCCGTAACCGCAGGGAGCGTGAGTTTGCCCGTCATCGTATCCCCCGTCTTCAGCACCGTCGTGCCGCCTTCAGTCACCTTGCCTGTGGTCGCTCCAAAGTCCGCTGCAATTGTTCCAGTGCTTGTGATTGTGCCGCCTGTTAGCCCTGTGCCTGCTGTGACGCTGGTGACTGTTCCACCTCCACCACCACCTCCCCCTGCGGTCGTTTGAATCGTGCCGTCTCCAAATTTAATCCCCGTAGTATCCACCGACAACGCAACTGATGCGTCTGGAGTCACCCCGATGCCAACGCGCCCATTGTTCGCCACAGCAAACCGAGTGCTATCCGGTGTTGTCTCGTCGTTGACAACCAAGCTGTTTCCAGAGCCGAGGTTTGTGATGACAACGGCATCGCTTGTCGCCGTAGCGGTGTTCGCGATTGATGCTGCCGTGCCTGTTCCACTGTTGTTTACCGTCAATGCAGTCCCCGCTCCAACGCCGATTGTCTGCGGTTGGTTAAAGGTGTTTGATAGGGATGTAGCTGCAACTGCACGGGAAGTTGGCCCTGTTGAGTCTCGATAGCTGAGAGCACCTTGGTTTGAAATCCAGATATCACCATCCGAAAGTGTAGTTGGTGAACTGCCAACAGTTCTTGATCCAACGCTCAGTTTTGCAATCGTATTGTCAGCAGCAGCAGTGAGTTTGCCGGTCATCGTGCCGCCAGAAGTTTGCACCGCTCCCGTGATGCGCGAGTCGTTACCTGCGGCTACTGTGCCTGCGGTCGTTCCCGTGTTCTTGGTTGCAGAATCGCCAAGACTCAATCTCGTCCGCATTTCAGCCTGATCAGCAGACTGCATGAACGTGTCAATCGAATTGGATACTGTGATGTCAGGCATATGCTTTAGGGTCTAACGTATTTATCGCCGGTTACCGGCTGTAGGTAGTACCCGCCGCCGACTGCTACGGGACGGATGTAGTAAAAAGCTGTTGGAGGCGGCACCGGCGTTACGCCAGAAACCGCCGCAGGTATTTTTGACCGTCTTCTGGAGAGATACCGAATCACAGGCCAGCGCCAGAAATGATGTGAACCGTCGTTGTGCTGGCAGAAGAGAGCAACGCAATCACGTTGTCATCCTCGAACTTGCCAAGGGACACTTGGCTACCGGGCATGATGATGTAGTCTGCGGCAGTTGCCGTAATCGTGCCTTGCCCAACGCGAACGTAAGCGGCATTTGTCGCACCGGTGTTCGTCACGCACACGCTGCGCGTACCAGCCCGAATCGCGTACTGCGCAGAGGTCGTCGTCGCCGTGCGCGTTGCGCCGCTACCGTAAGAGGGATTGAATGGAAGTGTCATGTTAGCCTACTCGATACCATGTT